TTCTCATCCAATTGTAAAGAATGCGAGAAAAAACGCCGTATAGAAAAAGGAGGACAATCAGTACATGACAACCGCAATAAAGACGCAAAAACGAACCTGCCTAAAGTGTAAGCAGGAAAAAGAAATTTATATGTTTGCGGCAACAACCTCCCCATATTTTCCGGGAAAACGCTCCCTAATTTGTACATCATGTTTAGAGACAATGAATGACCCCGAAGATTTTGACGCAATGGACAGGTTATGTCGCTATTTGGATATTCCATTCGATTTAAATCAATGGACCAAACTTTATGAAATACATGGCTCTCATACTTTAACTGCATACTTAGAAATGCTTACAGATGAGAAATATGAAGCTACCAGCTGGCGTGAAGAAAATGAAAGATGGAAAATAGCAAAAGAACAAAAAACAATTGACGAAGAAGTAGAAGTATTATCAAAAGCAAAAATTAAGGAATTAATTAAGCGCTGGTCTGGAGAATATTCTCGAGACGAGCTTCTTTTTTTGGAAGAATTTTATAACAAGATTATTGCTACACAAAATGTTTCTACTCCAATTTTACAAGAATACGCGAAAGACCTTTGCGAAATTGAATTGAGAGTTAAGAAAGGTTTGCGCGCTGGCCTTGATGTAAAGAAGGATATGGATGCGCGCGACAATATTATTAAAATGGCCAAGTTTGACGCGACCAATTCCAAGGTTGCAGCCGACTTTGAATCTATTGGAGAACTAATGGTTTATTATGGCAAACAAGGATGGCATCCCAAGTGGCATAAGGAACCTCAAGACTCTGTAGATTTCTGTATGAGTAATATTCAATCCTACTTAAAACGATTAGTTACAAATGAAGGTAATTTCTCCGAGCAAGTTGAGTCGAAGAGAGAATCTTTCAATACTGCACAGCGAATCGAAGAAATGGGCGAAGATGATTTTAAAAAATATGAAGAAGTAGACGCTTCTATTGATTATGAAGATGAAGATGAAGCTGCTGCAGAGTTAAGTGATTGGGATGTTTGAAAAAGAGATTACATTACGTAATGGAATTCCTATCGAAAAAGGTGTCGTATTGACAAAAGACTATCTGGATAAAAATGCGCCAATAATACAACAATATTTAAATTATTGGTTACTTTATCCAGATATGTATCTTGATGCAATTCAGTCTTCTGAAGATAAGAATTTCCACCTTATGTTTTATCAACGAATTGCGCTCCGAGCTTGTATGCGTTATCGCTATCACTCTTGGACTGCGACTCGTGCTACTTCAAAATCATTTATCGCTTATTTATCTTCTGTTCTTAAAGCAGTGTTTTTACCCAATTCAAAACTTATTATTGTATCTGATGTTAAAGGTACAGTTATTAAAATTGCAAAACAAAAATTTGAAGAAATTTGGACTCACTGGCCTCTTCTTCGTAATGAGTTAAAAACTCGTTCCGCCGATGGTGAACAAGGCGAAAAGAAGGGCGGTGACTACTATGAACTTTATTTTAAAAATGGAAGTACAATATTCGTTATTTCAAAAGACACAAGCCGTGGTATTCGTGCGACTTCTGCCATATTGGAAGAATCCGCACTTATTGACGAAATTAGCTATAATGAAGTAATTTTGCCACAAATGAACGTTCCTAGACGTGAAGTTGATGGTTCATTAAATCCAGAAGAACCAGTTGCTTCCCAAACTTTCATTACAACTGCGGCAGAAAAAACTTGTTTTATGTATGGTAAACTTATAGAACTTGCAACCAATGCGGTTCTGCACCCCGAAGAATATTTTGTATGGGGCTTGGATTATCGGGTTCCCGTTCATTATGGACTACTTAGTAAAAAACTACTCGATGAACAGCGTTATTCTTCAACATTCTCCGAAGACTCTTTCGCTCGTGAATCTATGTCAATTTGGACAGGTAACTCTAAAGAAGCTTGGTTTGATAGTAAGCTATTAAACCGCCGTCGCTCTTTATTAAAATGTGAGCGCAAAGCACAAGAAAATCCTCCTAATCCAGATACCTTCTATGTAGTAGCAATTGACGTTGCGAGATATGATGTTAACTCTGCGATTGCTGTGTTTAAAGTAATTCCAGGAAAAGAAGTTTTTAGTAAAAAATTAGTTTATATTGAAGTTATTCATGGAGCAAACTTTATTACAGACCAAGCGCCGAAGATAAAGAAGATTATTCAACTTTATAAACCTCGTGAGGTTGTAATTGACGGTAACGGTATGGGCGCGGGCTTACTTGACGCAATGGTAGTTCCATCTTTTGATAAAACTACTGGCGAAGAATTTCCTGCTTATTTCGTTTTTAATGATGAAAACCATTTGCCTCCCGGAAAGAAAACTCCAAGCGAAGAACCCATTCCAGCACTAAATGCAATTATTTATGACTTGAAAGCTAATGGTACAAATAACCCATTAATCCATGCTAACATTTTTGCACAAATTGCGAATGGTTCTGTATCTTTCTTGGCTCATGAACGTATTGTAAAAGATAAATTAATGGCTACCAAGAAAGGTCAAAAGATGTCTTTGTATGATAGGCGAGTTTATCTCTTGCCATACGAAATGACCTCTCGCTTAATTGATGAAATGAATAACTTAAAACTTAAACCAACTGGAATTCAAAACCAAATCAATATTGAACAAATATCTCGTTCTACTCCAAAAGACCGATTCTCCGCAGTAGAGTACGGTCTATGGCGAATTAAATATTACGAAGATAAAGCTCTTCGTAGAAAGAAAAAGAAATTGTCTGGAAATTATGCTTTCTTTAGTCCGAGAGCAAGGGGGTGAGAAAATTGGAGAATAAAGATGCAAGACAATTAAAGGATTTTAGTAAGTTAAAGAATAAGTTACGAGTACAACGTTCTCATACACCTACTTCTGCAAACTCTTATATGCGATTAGGTTTTAGGAGAAATAATCCTGTATATAATACTTTTAGTCTACAAGATATAGTAGATATTATTCAAAATGGTGACCCCCAATCTTTACGAGAACTTTCTCGCTACTATTATCGTACTAATGGTATTTATCGTAATAATATTGATTTACTTGCTGCTTTGCTTAAATATGATACAATCACAACTCCAATTTTTGATATAAACAAAAAGGTAAATCAAAAAAGTATCATGGATACTTTTTACCGAGCTTGTAGCTTTGTAGAAGAATTAAATGTTCCAATTAATTTTTGTCGCATTAGTCACGAAATGTTAATTACTGGTATATATCATGGTATTCTTCGCTCAGAAGGTAATAAGTATACTATTCAAGATTTACCAGTAACTTTCTGTCGTAGTCGTTATAAGGATTTTAACAATCTTGATATTCTAGAATTTAATCTACAATATTTTGAAAAAATTACAGACGATAATGAGCGTAACGCAGCATTATTAACTTTCCCAGTCATTGTGCAACAAGCATATAAGAAATGGGAAAAGAAAAAGACCCTAGACCCATGGATAGAGATTCCCGCAGAACACGGAGGTATCTGTTTTGGATATGGTGATAGAACGCCTATGCTAATTGCTGCAATTCCTTCATTATACAAGATGGAAGAAGCAGTTGACCGCGAAGGTCGTCGCGATGAAAATGAACTTTATAAATTACTTATTCAAAAGATGCCTATTGATAACAAGGGTGAGTTAGTTTTTGAGTTAGAAGAAGTTGCTGATATTCACGAATCTGTCGCTGATATGCTACAAGGTCGTGAAACCATTGATGTATTAACAACCTTCGGCGACACTTCATTAGAGAGTCTACAAGATTCAACCGCAGCGTCCCAGTCTTCTGACCGCATTAATAAGTACAAAAACTCTGCTTTTGATGCTTTAGGAAGAAGTGCGATTCTTTTTAACGCAGATGGTAGTAATTCTCTCGCCTATTCAATTCAACGCGATGAAGCACTTATGATTTCATTAGCAAATATTTTTGCAAACTGGATTCGTTTTCAAATCAATCATAAATTTGCTCGTCCAAATTTAACGTTTGATTTTACAATTTTACCTACAACCATCTTTAATCAAGAGAAGATTCAAAAGCAATATTTCCAAGGTGCCCAATACGGTTATTCCAAAATGTATGCGGGCGTAGCGCTTGGAATTAAGCAAACTAATCAATTAAGTCTTATGACCTTTGAAAATGAATATCTCAAAATGCATGAAAAGATGATTCCTCTACAGTCTTCTTATACTACATCTGGTACAGAAGTAGCAGGAGAAACAAAAAATAAAACTTCTGGAGAAAATGGAGGAAAGAGTTCTAGTGGTAAAGACTTAAACAACGAGGGAGGTCGTCCAGCGTTGGATGACACTAAAAAATCAGAAAAGACTGAAGCCAACCAAAAGGCTGAAGGTTAAGGAGAGATTTTATGAATAGAAACATTCCTTACACATTTGATTGTGTTCCAGTCTCTTCTCTTAGCCCAATTGTTTCTGGTTCCGCAAATTGTGAAAATATTGGCAGAATGAATGTTGGTGTTTTTACTCGCTATGGCAATCGCAATGGTAGTTATATTACAGACCAATATGCTGAATATCTTATTGGCACTGCAATAGATAAACCCGTTGTTGGTTTTTTTGATAGAGAAAGCCAAGATTGGCAAGGACATGTTGGACCAACTCTTGCAAGTGCATACGGCTATGTAGACCACTTTGTTGGTTGGCAACCTTTCGCAGATAGCGATGGAGTTGAACGTGAATATGCCGTCTTCTCTGTTGTACTATTTTCTGATTACTTTGAAGAAGCTCGTTATATAATGGGCAAAGGTCAAAGTATGGAACTTGATCCTAAAACAATTGAAGGCGATTGGGCTGATATTGAAGGACAAGAATATTTTGTATACACAACCGGAAAAATGG